GGCCACGGTACCAAAATAAATTCTGGCACGGGTTTTGTTTGGGTACACGTTGACAGGATGATACGGATGTATCTTTGGGCCCTCCTGTTATCAGCAACGTTGACTGGACTAGCTATACCGCCCGCATTGTCACTGCGTATTTGAACTGGCGGTTTTAGTCAGGAAAGCTCCTAGCCAACTACATCGACGTCTACCAACGTCTCCAACACGGGGTGGGAGAGAAGAACTGGTAGGAAACGAATACTGTTGACATAGTCGCGGACACTATCAATGTCGCTCTGGGATAACCCGTAGATTTTGCAAAATTGAGCTACTGTGTAATCTGTCATAGTGTATTCACGAGAAACGTGAAATTTATGATCTTCAGTTTTAGGTTTTGCAGAACCTTTGGGCAAGAGTTGAAGGACGTGTTTGACAATGTGTGACACTACTGGAACATGGTTTACGTCTTGTTTAACCCCGGAAAGGACACCTTTAAGCCAGGATGCCCCTTCTGATTGCGGTGTTACAGAGTACATGATCTTAGCCAGGAAACGACCCGGTTTTGGACCAAACACCCTAACGTTCTCAGCGATTCTCCAAAATCTACCGGAACAAAACTCTACCATATCTGCGTCTTGATGCAATTTGACCTTGGCCTTCAAACCAAGATCTGCCAGGCGATCGACTAAGTCAGAGTCATACGGACGGGTTTTGAGCGCTACTACGCTATCGTCACCCATGACTAAGATCCTAACTTCGTTAATGTCCTTGATCGAATTGCTTTCTAGTAAGCTAACCAAAACTGAGACAACGGTCAACATGCTATTGCCGCAACTGGTATTTGGATCACCAGAGCAGCGTGTACCATCGCATGAATATTCGTGTCCATGGCTAGACGTACCACGCACATGTTGTTGATTTAAAAGCACCAAATCTGCCCATTTTCCCACGCCACAACGGACGTAAGTATCTCGCTCGACCTCTAGGGCCTCGAGTGCAATGGACACATCATATCTACTATAATCGATCTCGAGATACCAAGTATAACCATCCTCTTCGCATCGCGTCATCCATTTCCCTAGCATGTCACTGTTCATACCGGCTGCGTATGTTATGTTACTAAACTGATTCCATAACTTGCAAAGATATTTTGAGAATGCATGCATCCAGGGTCCTAAGATGGAATTAGCAAGGTCCCCTGTGCCTTGTATGACACGGGGGTCGAAGTCTTCCACTCCAGTGACAGATGACTTTAGAAGTTTCTCACGTTTGACAAAAGCTTTCCTCTTGCAAGAGCGATTAATCGCTTCTGCGCTTGGAAAATTTATGAACGTTTCAAGAGCTTCTTTCTGAGTCTTCTGCCGATTACGGGGAAAACGTGAATTCCAGATTTCAAAAGGTGTTGCTCGAACGATATGTGTTGGCACAATGTCCCTCAATAACATACCTGCTTTGTACCATGCTCCGCGCAAACCCACAACTGGGGCGATCAATCCGCGGTGGATGATAGCACGCTCTTCGTTAATGGCAGTATCAGCACTAACCACCGGAATGCAGCAAGCAAGACCGACGCCGTGAAGCGTGGGACCAGACAACCGCTGTTTCTTCCACTTAAACGAGAACGCGAATTTACCACTAACCACTGTAGGCTGCAACCAAGATCGAACCGACTCATAAGCCGGAAGACTAATCGCATCCACTCGACCACCACGAACGAGACTACCATGATCACGATGTTGAACGGACAACATATTCTCCGTAAGAGACGCCAAGACAGAGCTTGTGATTGGTTTCACCCAACTAAAGGTTGCTACCCACCACCACCAACTCATAACAGGAACCTCTGAAAATTTCAACAACATAGTGTGAGGCGATTGATACCTATCCCATTTCGAGAGTAAGTTTGACATCACCGACATTTCGTCCCGCATACCAGCTACAAATCCTAGGGCTGAAGCGTACATGACAGCATCGGGCTGGTCGGTGAGAGGAATGTCCGACCTTAGAACCTCCTCTTTTACTTTCCGAACCACGACTTGAAACGTGTCTGGATTTCGGGGTAGGTAAACACATGCTAAGCGAGCTTTCGCGATCAACCACTTGGGGACCGCTACGCCTAACACACCCTCCCTTACTATCACGCTCCGACCCCAAAATAGGGCTTGAACTTCTATCCGTGGAATTATCCCTTTTTCCTCTTGCATCGTTAAAGCGACCGCGGAGTCACTATAAAGGGTTGGATCCGTTAGTTTCGCGTACAAAGGCATCGGGTCACTGGCGTAGTTGGAATCCATACTCAGAAAACCATACACAACGCTAGTACCGACAGCCTTAATATAATACCACGACATCCCACGGTTGTTTTCAGTGTCCCAATAAGACGAGGACTCTTTTAACCAACCTAAGGCAGAATGTTTGTAAGCAATGCTACTCCCTTTGACAACCATAGTGACATCTCCATCGGGAAGGACTTGATAACTGCCTTCACCGGAATAGTAATCACCACGAGCATCGGCAAAGTCATGCACTGCTGCGACCAATGGAACCCTTTGCACTGCTGCACATATATCACGCTTATCCAAGTAGTATAAAGAGTCGATGCTGCTATAAGAGTCAGCGATGTTGCATCCACACTCTTCAATACTCGGGAAACTATGGTCACAGTAGGCGAAAACGCCCGCTTTCTCATAGCGCGCTCTACGATGCACATCTGCGGCTGTCAATGTCGGACACATACTCCAGACTTTAGTTCGACCATATTTGCGGTGACGCAGTGGATTACCACCGATGTCAACAACAAGGCCATCACACAAGCCCATTACGACGTGCTCTTTCACTAACCTCTCACAGTGCAGTAGGGGGTGCAACGATTGAGTTGCTTGAGGGCTGGACCTGAACTGGTAACCCGGAAAGAGTTTCGCCAGACGGTGATCCAGACTTTCGTCAATAACTATATTGACGTTGAATGTAAAGCAGTCCTGAGCGGGAGACAATCCCTTAGTGCCCGGAACGACAGATGCCTGAACTATCTGCTTGTGCTCCAT